ATGGAGCGCATATACCGCGAAAGGAAAAGCCCGCGAAATGAAAATAAAACCGACAAGGTATGGGAGCGCAAATGCTTAAGCTGTGAAGTTGAGTTTAAAGCAGACAGCCCTTACCTGCGCCTTTGCAGGCAATGCAAAAACAAAGATGTAGATGGGCGGTCATATGTTCTAACCCTGTATTAAATTACTTATAGTTATTCCTTGCGTGCCAATGGCACTATTTGGTATTATGTAGCCGTTAGTGGGGTTTTACCCAATTAACACCCAACGAAACCAACGAGGTGAATTATGAAATTAGGAATAAGCGTGGGTGATTTAGCCCAAAAGTTGGCCGGTGAGCGCCAGCGCAAAGTTGATTATTTAGTAAACACCAAGAAGATGCAGTTTGACAATGACCGCATTTTATTTACCAGCGATAACGTTCAGCATGTAGTGGAATTGTGTGAGCGTGCCCACACCCAGTTAGCGGCATGGGCAGATATACCTACCCGCTACTACCGCAAGATGCGCGTCAATCAGCCTGAGTTGTTAGCCGAAAACGTTAACACATGGCTTCAAAATAACTCTGCTGACCGGATGATACGAACCCTAATGCCGCAGGTAAAAGCCCGCGCGTTTGAGGGGAGCGATTACAGCAATGTCCAGCAAATTATCCCCACAACCAAAAGCATTGGCCGTGCGTTTTTAAGCAACCGTTACCGCCGCATAGATAACTGGGATGTGGCTAATGCTGTATTGCCAGTATTGCAGGGCGTTGAAGGGTGCTTGATTGCCAGTTGTGAACTGACTGAGGAGCGTATGTATATTAAGGCGCGCTTCACTAAAACCACTGGCGATGTGCAGGTTGGCGATACTGTTGAAAGCGGCGTTGTGATTAGCAACAGTGAGGTTGGTATGGGTGCGGTTGTTGTGCAGCCTTTCATTCACCGCTTGGTGTGCACCAATGGCATGGTTGTTAACGCTGCTACAAGGCGTAACCACATTGGCGCAGCCGCCAAGGTAACAGGCGAAAACTACGAGTTTTACTCAGATAAAACAATTGAGTTGGACGATGCAGCAGTGCTGGCCAAGGTTGCCGATAGCGTTAGGGCTGCGGCTGACGAAACCCTGTTTAGGGAGCATACGTTGCCTATGTTGCAAGATGCGGTAGACACCCCCCGCGTAGCTAAGCCGGTAAAAGCTGTACAGGTACTTGCGCAGAAAATTGGTTTACGCGAGGAGGAAGGCGATACGGTGCTGGAGCATTTACTGCGCGATGGTGATCTGAGCAAGTGGGGCATGGCTAATGCTGTTACCCGCACAGCGGAGGATATGCCTAGCTATGACCGTGCAACTGACCTAGAAAGTTTAGGCCATAAAGTTATCACCATGAATGCGGCTGAGTGGGCGCATATTGTTAAAGCAGCTTAAGGAGGTTTAAGCATGAAATATTTGTTTTTAGTTTTAGTGTTAGTTACTGGCACTGCAAGTGCGCAGCAGAGTTTTTGCATGTGGCAGAAAATATCTGAAATACGCGGCACTGGCTCCAATGTAGTGTGCCAGTGGAAGTGCGGGGGCTTCGGGCAACCGCAGCGTATAACTACAACCACAGGGATTGGGTTTTGCCCAACACCCTACTAGTTTAGGTGGCGGGTACAGTGGAGGGCTGTACCTGCACCCATTGCAATGTGTTTTCCCCCTACATAGCAATGGGTTTTCCGTCCACCCCCTTACCGACCTCGGGGCGTATTGTGATACCTAGTGCGCCTTTTGGTTTGGGGGTTTTTTATAGGAGTTTAAACGTGGAATTTATTTTAAGAAAAATAGCTATGCGCCAAGATTTGCTTGATTGCGATAAAGCTGAGCAGATTGCTAGGGCGATGATCGTTTGGGATAACCCATATGCTGACGATAAAAACTTGAATAATTTTTGGCTAGAAAAAGCGTATGAATATTTAGCTACGCTAAAGCTAATGCAGTAAAAGCTGCTAGCAAACCAGTAAAGCCCCTTAATTGGGGCTTTTTTTTGCCTTAAATATGATGCCAGATAATATCTAGTTGTTTACAATGCGCCAATGGCACGTAATGATGTCTAGGTGGAACGGTATGCGTACCCCTTTGCGCGGCTGTATCCACCGGTGGCCCTTGCACCTTGTAAACCCCTCCTATCCGCAGGGTGTATTGGGCCACCACTTTTAAAGGGTTGGAGGTTGTTTTTGTCTGCAATAGTTGATGTACAGCTTGGTGATACACGGGAATGGGTAAAGCGCGAGACAAGCGCGATGCTTAGCCGTGAGCACAAGCTTGCTGATTGGCTAGCGGCAAGGTGGGGCTGCGATTTACGCAAGCTGCGCACCAACGAAGTTTTGGATTATGCCGCAGAGCGCCAAGGGCACCCAGTTGCATGGGTAGAGGTAAAGCTGCGCAACAATACCTACGAAAAATACCCTACTTACATGATAAGCCTGCGCAAGTTGTGCATGGGCTTGCTCTACAACGTTGTTACTGGCCTGCCGTTTATCTTGGTGGTGGGCTTCACCAACGGCGTTTATCGGTGGCAGGTAGATGATTACAGGGAAACAAACTTTAAAAAAATTGTAGAGGCGCATTTTCACGGCACGTTTAAGAGGGATTGGAGTGCTGACTTGGAAATGTGTGCGTTTATAGACTTGGCCGATTTTAAGGAGGTGGCAAAGTGGAAGTAGCAATGATGGGGATAGATCAGCTTGTCCCGTACGATAAAAACCCTCGCCGCATACCTATGGAGGCTATAGAGAAAGTTGCTGTATCGCTTAAAGCATACGGCTGGCAGCAGCCGGTAGTAGTCGATAAAGATATGGTGGTTGTAGTTGGGCATACCCGATTAGCAGCAGCCAAATCACTAGGCCAGCAAGAGGTTCCTGTTTACGTAGCCGACAAACTAACAAAAGAACAGGCAGCAGGTTACAGGCTGGCTGATAACCGTGCGGGCGAGGAAACAGATTGGGATTTACCGGAGTTGCGCGATGAAATTTTGGCGCTTACTGAAACAGACTTTGATCTTAACGCCACCCTATTCGATAAAAGCGAACTAACCAAGCTTATCGACTTTAAGTTAGATGCCTACGACCAGTATGCAGACGGCGAAAAGGGCAGCATGGCAGAAAACTTTGTTGCGCCCCCTTTTAGCATCTTGGACACCCGCCAAAAATATTGGCAAGACCGTAAGCGCATGTGGAACGAGCAGATAGGTGACAACGGCGAAAGCCGCGAGGGCACGTTAGCGGGCGAGGATAGCGTTATGGGCGGGATTGGCAGTGTGAGCATACTTGATGCCACCCTAGCCGAGATATGCGTTAGGTGGTTTGGTAAGGCGCAGGGCAACGTATTTGATTGCTTTGCAGGCGATAGCGTATTTGGCTATGTGGCCAGCAGTTTAGGCATGCAGTTTGCGGGTATTGAGTTGCGTGAAGAACAGGCGCGCTTAAATAACGAGCGCGTTAAGAAAGACGATCTCAGCGCGGTTTACCACTGCGATGATGCCATGAACATGGATAAGCACATTAAAGATGGCGAGTGGGACATGTTTTTTAGTTGCCCGCCCTATGCTGACTTGGAAGTTTATAGCGATAACCCCAACGATTTATCAAACATGTCGCACGATGCTTTTTTTAACGTGTATGCCACATGCTTAGCTAAAACCTACGCCAAGCTAAAGCCCAACAGGTTTGCGGTAGTTGTTACCAGTGAGGTGCGTAGTAAAAAAGGCGGTTACATAAGCCTAGTACCCGAAACCATACGGATAATGACCGAGGCAGGTTATAGCTTTTGGAACGATCTTATCCTAGTGAATACAGCCGGTACCCTGCCCTTGCGCGCTGGTAAAAGCATGCACGCAAGCCGAAAGGTTGGGCGTATGCATCAAAACGTTTTGGTGTTTTATAAGGGCGACCCCAAAGTAATAAAGGATGAATTTGGCAAGGTACAGGGCGGCTTCCGCGAGGAGGAAGCAGATGACAAGTTATAGCAACGCGGGGCAACTTGTATTCGCTGATGTTTGGTTAGAGAAATGGCCTGATTGGAATGCTATTAACGATGCGGCGTGGGATGCGCTAGAAGCTAGCGGGATGACAGTGTTAGATGAAATTGTCCACCAGTTTGAACCGCAAGGCACTACGGCGGTTTGGATATTGGCAGAAAGCCATATGGCTATACACACATACCCCGAAGAAAATTTTATAGCGTTAGATATTTTTACATGTGGTAATGAGGGGAACCCAGAAAAAGCAGCGGCAGTGTTTGCAGGGGCATTGCGGCTTAAGCACATGACGGTAGAGTCGACCACCCGTGGCGGCCCTATGCCTAAAATTGGTTAGCAGCTAAGGAGTACAGGCGCTAGGTAAGTAGGGGTCAGCGTCACCGCATTATGGTGGCAAAAAAGATTATTAAATGCAGTGGGTGCGGAACCACGGATGTAACCCTTTTTACTGACCGCCAGTTGTCGGGTAAGTATAGGGATGTACGTTGCAGTGGCTGCCGGAAAAAAGACTCTCAAAGGCGTACTAGTACCCCTCGCGGCTTTTTACTTAACCGGCTGCATTCCATTGACCCCAAGCGCAAAAAGCTGCATTTGGCTATTACCATTGATGACCTTATGGCGCTGTGGGAGTCCCAAAATGGACTGTGCGCCATTACCGGTTTACCCATGACTTGGGGTTACCCCGAAAACGATAACGCTGGGCACCGTAACCTCAACGCCAGCATTGACCGCTTACACAACGATGGCGACTACACCCCCGACAACATACGGCTGATCTGCATGCGGGCTAACTATATGCGTGGCGATCAAACCGACTCTGAGTTGTATTTTTGGTGCAGGGCAATTACTGAGGCTGTACTGAATAATGCCGAAAAGAAAAATAAAGCCAGATAGGTTTTGTGGTGAAGCGTGGCTATTAACAGGTGACCCTATATGCAAATGCAAAAATGGCCAAGGCACTACGCAGCAGACATTATGCAGCTTGACCCCGAAGCAAGAGCCGAAGCCCTTGCAGCCGTTCCAGAAAAGTTTAGGGATTTAGTTGCTAAGCATGTGGAAATAACTACCGAGCGGCAGTTAATGGTTAGTGGCAAGCGTCACACGCCGCCCATAATAAAACGAACAACACCCAAAAGGCGGCAAGGGAAGCAATCATTAATATAGCCACCCCCAACCCGTTTAAAATTTTATTCACAGTATTTTTCCTTAATAGCGTCAACCCCTTGCTCCAGTAGCAGGTCGGGGTCTTTGCCTATTTGCTGGTAGAAGCTGCGGCCATTGTTTGAAAGGCATGCGTGGGCGGCCAATATGGCCCCCCTTTGTTCGCCTAAGCGGGGAAAGCGTGCGCAGATACGCAACGCTCCCTGCCAATCGCCATCGTGCATACAGGCGCGCACCTTGCTGATTTTGGTATCCATTAGATTGGCCCGTTCATAAATTCGTAGCCGCATCCATACCCAACACCAACCTGTATTTCGCGGCGCTTGATAAGTTCGGCAACCGCCCAATCAAACTCATAATCAAAGTTGTACAGGTAGCGCGTGTAGTAAAAATCAGCATCTATTTCATGCGTGCGCAAGTGGTCGCGTACTTTGCGTAGCGTGCTGGGGTTTTGGTTGCACTGGCGTACTTCAATTAACGTTTCGCGCCAATACACATCGTTGTCGGCCAAGTCGCTGGCCTTAATGGATAAAGCAGAGTGGTCAACAACGTCTGCGTCCTGTGCAGGTACTGTGGCCAAAAGCTTTTCACTTCCACCTTTTGCCTTCCAGTAATTAGGGCACTCGCCGGTACCGTCCCAATCATGGGCACCGTAGTTTTCGTGCACTTGGTATTCTGCAACGTAGGCAGTGGTGTAGAGGGGCTTACCTTTCAAAAAATCACTAATCATTTCAAAGTACCTTTGGTTTGGTTTACGTTGGGTTTGTATTTCTACATCCCCAATGTAGCACCAATGGCACTATTAGAGCAAGCTAATATGCTTTGAAATAATATTAAATGGTATTATTTAGCCAAGCTATAGGTTTACTTTATGTTTTATTTAGGTATTTGGTGTACCAAAAATGGTACATAAATTAAACATGTTTACTGAAATGTACATTTCCGTGTACATGTACATATAACGGCTGATTGTAAACATATAGGTTATCAGCACACCCTTCCAAAGATGCCAAAAGAGCGGTATATATACCTAATGAACGTATTAAATAGCGCCATGGGCACTGTTTTTAGTTTCCTGACGCGCTTTTAGCCTGTATCCTATTTGGAACCAACTAGCGTAAGCGTAAAGCAATGGCAATTATTAAGTATTGGTCGGTGACCGCATGCCTTTTCTCTATCGGGCTAATGTACTTCATTGCAGTGTCAGTAGTCCTTTTAATAGGCGGCATTGCCTACCTAGTTGCGTGGTTAATTGTTGTGCCAATAGCGGTGTTTATGCGCTTAGTGGGGCATATAGGCGAGCAGTTACAAAGTTTTCGTTAACTATTAAACGGACGGTATAAAAGATGGCAGCATCCAAGTCGGAGACAGGTGCAGCTAAGGCCAAGCGGAGCAAGGCCAGTAAAGCAGCCAAGTTACCCAGCAAAAGCAAGGGTCGGCCAGCTTACAAGCCAACGCAACGTGACCGCGAACAAGTTGAAGCACTAGCAGGCTATGGCCTACGTGCTGACCAAATAGCGGATACCATTGGCGTAGCGCGCAGTACATTGTTTAAACATTTTGCAGATGACATTAAGCGCGGGGGTGCAGTGGCTAGTGGCCGCGTACACCAAACCGCTTACCAAATGGCCACAAGTGGCAAGCACCCAGCCAGCACTATGTTTTGGCTAAAGTGCCGCGCAGGTTGGCGGGAAACAAACGTTTTGGAAATTGCCCAGCTACCAAAGCTTGAGGTTGTGGTGAGCGAACAATAATGCTTAGTGCTGCCGATGAATTACTTGAGTGGGAAAATGGGGGCAGGCAAGAAATGCCCGCAGAGGATGAGGTGCCCCGCCTATCCGTAAAATTAAACATGCCGCAAAGCCGAGTATTTAGTAGCACAAGCAGGTTCCGCATGAATGTGGCAGGCAGGCGTAGCGGCAAAACGTTTTTGGCTAATGTATTGCTAACCAGCAAGGCACTGGAAAAGGCAAACCAACGGGTTTGGTATGTAGCCCCTACCTACCGCATGGCAAAGCAAATTATATGGCAAGAACTAAAGGATTTGGTGCTTGGGTTGGGTTATGCATCTGGCAAGCCAAACGAAAGCGACTTAAGTATTCCGCTGCTTAATGGCAGCCAAATAAGTTTACGCGGCGCGGATAACGGCGACAGCCTGCGAGGCGTGGGCTTAGACTTTGTGGTAGCCGATGAGGCGCAAGATATGGCCGCAGACACATGGTATGCAGTCCTGTTACCGGCGCTGGCAGACCGTAAAGGCGGCGCTGTGCTATGTGGCACACCAAAAGGCTTCAACTGGTTTTATGAACTATACAGCTATGCGGAAGCCCACGATGATTGGAGCGTGCACCACAGCACAACACTGGAGGGCGGCTTAGTCCCAGAGGGCGAACTTAACCAAGCGCGGGAACTAATGGATGAGCGCCTTTTTAAGCAAGAGTTTGAGGCCAGCTTTGAAACGTTAGGAAACCGCGTCTACAGGCAGTTTGACCGCAGGGATAACTTAGACCCAGATATAGGCGACTACGGCTATGAATTGTTTATAGGCATGGATTTCAACGTTAATCCCATGAGTGCCGTGGTTGCGCAGGTAGTTGCTGATGAGTTGCATGTCTTTGATGAAATAGAAATGGCTGATGCCAATACCGAACTAATGTGCAAGGCGATACAAGACAGGTATGGCGCAAGGGCTATTACCGTGTGCCCTGACCCAGCAGGTAGGGCCAGAAAAACAAGCGCAGCGGTAGGTCAAACAGATTTTACAATTATACAGCAGGCAGGTTTCGTGCTTAGTGCGCCAAAAGTGGCACCAAGCGTGGTGGATAGGATTAACGAGGTTAACAGCCTTTGTTGCAATGCTAATGGGCGCGTTAGGTTACTGGTACACCCACGATGCCAAAGCCTTATCAAAGGTTTAGAAGGGCAAACGTACCGCGATGGCACCAATTCACCAGACAAGCGTGGTGGTTTAGACCACATGGTCGATGCGCTTGGCTATTTAGTTCACGACCAGTTCCCGTTAACCAACATTGTGAGCGGCGCTGTAAAACTTAAAGGATATTTCTAATGGCAATTAACGACACCCACAGAGACTACATGGAATGGCAAACGGCATGGCGGCGCATACGTCACGCTGTAAGCGGCGAAGATGCAGTAAAGGATGCTGAACAAGAGCATTTACCAAAGCCTAGCGGGCAGGACTTGATGGATTACCATGGGTACCTACAGCGCGCTATGTTCTATGGTGCTACTGGCCGTACCGTGCAGGGTCTTGTAGGCGCTGTGTTCCGAAAAACGCCTATGATTGATGTGCCAGAGCGTATGCGCCTACCGATGAAGAACGTAACGCTAACCGGTATTGATCTGGAAACGTTTGCCAAAACATGCGCTGAGGAGGTTTTAACGCTGGGCCGGTTTGGCGTGTTAGTTGACCGCAGCACAGATGAAAATAACCGCCCATACTTCCGTGGCTATGCAGCGGAGTCTATCCATAACTGGCGCACCCGTAACATTAACGGGGTTGTAAAGCTTGACCAAGTTGTGCTTTACGAAGAAAAAGAACTGCCCTCAGACGATGGGTTTGGCACTGTGTATAAAGATGGATACCGCGTGCTAATGCTTGATGATGATGGCTTTTATGAAGTGCGGGTTTATGTGGAAACCAAAAACGAAAAGGGTGAAAGTGGTTATGCCCTTTTAGAGCAATACCAGCCAAACTTCCGTGGTGAGCGTTTGGATTACATACCTTTTCAGTTTATTGGCCCCACCACCCTAACGCCCGACTGCGAAAAGTCCCCAATCCTTGACCTTGTAAACGTTAATATGAGCCATTACCGCACTACAGCGGATTTGGAGCAGGGCAATTACTTAACAAGCCAGCCAACCCCTTACATAACAGGCATACGTGCCGAGGATGCAAGTGACTACACCATTGGCAGCGGCACCATGTGGCTATTACCTACGGACAGCCAAGTTGGCATGCTGGAGTACCGTGGCGCTGGCTTAACCTTCCTTGAAAACAGCCTTAACCGTAAGCAAGCCATGATGGCTATGCTAGGCGCGCGTATGCTTGAGGAAACCAA